GTTTTAAATTATGTACAAGCAATTAGCGGAACTATTTGCTGGAAGTAATACTCAATACATTCTTGCTACCTATACGGGTAGCAAGGATGATAGGGGTAAAAGAAAGGCAGATTACGTTACCATTCACAAACCATTAACTGATGAAATATGGAAAGACCATATTGAAGGAAAGATTGTTATTGGTTTAAAACCTGAAAGAGATGATAAAGTTAAATGGGGTTGCATAGATATAGACCCAAAGAATTACGAAAATTATTTTTCAAAGAAATACGTTGATACAATAGCAAAAGCAAAATTACCTTTAATACCAGTTTTATCTAAATCTGGTGGATTACATTTATTTCTGTTTTTAAAAGAATGGTCTAAGATTGAAGATGTTAGAAAAGTTTTAAACAGTTGGAATGACTTATACTTTTTATCTAAAGAAGTATTTCCTATGAATAAGGCAGTGGGTATGCCTTATACCAATTATGAAAGTTCAGCAGAGTATGCAATCTCTGAAACTGGTATGGGACTAAATTTAGAATCATTTTTATTTTTAGCAAATAGAAAAAAAGTAAGTATACAAGATTTAAAGAACGCTGAAGTGCCAACTTACGAACCAGAGGCACAATGGACTAACTATCCACCTTGTGTACAAAAATTAATACAAGAAAAATGGCATTTAGATACTAATAGAAATAATTCTTTATTTAATGTTTTGGCTTTAGAAATAAGAAAAAATCCAAGTATTACTGTAGAAGATTTAATTGAGATTGGTAAAGTAAGAAATAGAGAGATATTTACAAAACCACTTGACGATGTAGAAGTTAAAAGAACAGCACAGTCTGTAAAGAAAGGCGGTTACTTTTATTTATGTCCACCTAAACATTCTGAGATGCAATCTATTTGTAATAAAGAAGTCTGTATGACTAGATCCTTAGGTATACAAGCAGAAGTGCCAGCAATCATAGATGATTTTAAAAATCCAATGGTATCTATTGATCTTAAAACAGCTCATTATGAATTTGATTACGAAGGTAAGCATGTTGTTATGCAGCCAGAAAATATGATTGATGAAAAAGCATGGCGACTAAAATTAATGAAGTATGGAATATTTTGGAAAACATTACCAAAGTCAAAAGCAAATCCAAATCCTTACGAAGTAATGATGAGTTCTTTAATGAAACTATTTAAAGAAAATGATCACTTTAAATATATAGATTTAGTTGAAGATGAAAGATACCAAACATTAAAAGATTTCTTTGAAGATAAAATAGAAGAAGATGATTTTAGTAAACTTAAAGATGGATATATTGTTATAGATTCTAAAACAAATATTTGCTATTTCACTAGAAGCACTATTGATAGGTGGCTTAAAGATAAAAAAAGTAAAGTATTTAATTCTACCATAGATGCATTACGTTTACTTAACTGTACTAGATTAGAGTATTACAAAGGAGAGAAAAATGTTTGGTCTGTGTTAATGCCAAAATTTATAAATCACGACATAAGAAAAAAGACTAACGGTAAAACAAACAACCTAACTGAAATGGACAATGAGTACCACACAGGAAAATTTAGAAATCCAGAAACTCAAACAGATACACCAAAAGACAGTTAAGATATTTGGGCCACCTGGAACTGGAAAGACATATACTTTAATTGAAAAAGTATTAAAGGGACATATTAAAAGAGGTGTTAATCCTAATAACATTGCGTTTATTTCTTTTACAAACAAAGCGGTAAACACTGCAAAGGATAGAGCTCTTGCTGCATTCCCACAATATACAGAAAAAGATTTTTCTAGATTTAAAACATTACATAAATATTGCAGAAGATATTTTCAAGAAGAAGTATTTGATACTAAGAATTGTTTAATTGATTTTGCCTTACAAGAAAAATTTATAAAACATTCTGATAATAGATTAAACGATGATGAATTTGTTTACAAAGACTGGTCACTTGGTATCTATGATAAAGCACGTAATATGATGAAAGACCCAGTTGAAGTATATAAGTTAGAGTCATATAAAAAAGATTCCATAGATGTATTTGTAAGAAAGGTATCTACTTACGAACATTACAAACAAAGTGGTGGAGAAAGATCTTTTATTGATTTTACTGATATGATTGAACGTGCAATTAACGAAGTAAGTTTTCCGCCATTAGAAGTTTTAATTTTAGATGAAGCACAAGATTTTACACCTTTACAATGGTCTGTAATTTATAAGATTGTAGATAACACAAGAAGAGTTTATTTAGCCGGAGATGATGACCAAGCTATCTATAAATGGAATGGCTCAGACCCTAAGTATTTTACTACGTATTTTCCAGGCCGTAAAGTTGTCTTACATAAAACCAGAAGATTTAATCAGGCTATATATGACTTTTCTCAAATAGTTCGTAGAGGAATACTTGATAGTGTAGAGAAAAAATTTGAAACAGTTAACAAAGAGAAAGGTTATGTAAAACGTTATTTAAGTTTTATGGAAATACCTTTTAATGAATTAAATGGTACTTGGTATATATTAGGTAGAGTTTCTAAAGTTGTTAATGAACTTAGAATGTCAGCTAAGGCTGCTGGATTATATTTTTCTGATAACAAAGGCAATAAATCATTTGATCAAAGACAATGGTTAGCAATTAAAGCATGGACTCGTATAGCTAATGGTAAAAGCATAGATAAGAAAATGGCTGAAAATTTATATAAATATATTAGAGATATTGAATCTGCAAGTTATAGAACAGAAAAGTTTTGGATTAATGAACCAGATTATAACAAATATGATTACATTAAACTGGTAGAGTGGTGTGGTTTAAGAATTAGTGAAGAACAAAAAACAAAAGAGTGGTGGTGGGTTTTGCGTAGAAACTTTCACCCCAGACAAAAGATTAATTTTATAAGATTATTAAAACGTTATGGGCAGGATCAGTTAGATAGTCCCCCACAAATTATTATAGACACCATTCATTCTGTTAAAGGTGGAGAAGCCGATCATGTTATTGTTTCATCAAAAAATGATTATGCATCCGATTTTAATAGAAAGAATAAACAAGACAAAATAGACGAACTAAAGGTCTACTATACAGGTTTTACTAGAGCAAAGAAAACATTACATTTACTTTCTAGTGATTATCATTATAACTATCCTGTTGGCAAAGATTACTTAGTTTACTTACAGGAGAAGAAATGATCGCTATAAGAGAAATAGAAAAACACGATAATTTATATTTTATTATTTATGAGTTAGAAAAAAATGTATATACGTATCGTGGAGATGCAGATGCCGTATTACAAGATTTATTTAAAACAATCACACAATATGATGAAAGTAAAAAAAATGAGCAATAATATATTTTTTAAACAAGTTGGCGGAGCGCACTATAAAAAATATGTTATTCAACCTGCAAAATTTATTAATGATAATAAGCTTTTGTTTGCAGAGGGAAATGCAATTAAGTATATATGTCGTCACCAAGATAAGGGGAAAAAAGAAGATTTGCTTAAAGCAATTCATTACATACAAATGATAATAGAAAGAGATTACAATGACTAGTTTACAATTATCAATGACGTTTAAGAAAAGTATTTGGTCATGTCCAAATGAATTTAAAGATTTATCTGGATACCCTGAAATAGCGATTGACTTAGAAACAAGAGACGAGGGCATTACAAATGGATTAGGTGCTGGTTGGGCAACTAACAATGGAGAAGTTATAGGATTTGCTGTAGCCGTAGATGGTTGGCAAGGTTACTACCCATTTAAACATTGGGGCGGTGGTAATATGATTGCTGAACAAGTTTTAAAGTATATTAAATCTGTTTGTGCATTACCTAACACAAAAATATTTCATAATGCTCAATACGATTTAGGTTGGTTACAAGCTATGGGTATGAAAGTTAATGGCGAGATTGTAGACACTATGATTGCAGCAGCCGTAATTGATGAGAATAGAAGATCATATTCATTAAACAATTTAGCATTTGAATACTTAGGAGAGATTAAAGCAGAAACAGATTTGATAGAAGCAGCAAAAGATCATGGTATAGATCCTAAAGCTGAGATGTGGAAGCTACCTGCAGAACATGTTGGGTTTTACGCTGAACAAGATGCACGGCTCACGTACCTGTTATGGCAAAGATTTAAACACGAAATTAATAAACAAAGTTTAACTACGATTTGGGAATTAGAATCTGAATTATTACCAATATTAATTAAAATGCGCCAAAGAGGTGTAAGAGTTGATGTAGAAAAAGCAAGTCAATTAACAGTAGACTTTGCTGCACAAGAAAAAGTTATACTACAAAAAATTAATAAACTTATTGGTAAAGATATAGATATCTGGGCGGCTCGTCAAATAGGAGAAGCATTTGATAAATTAAAAATCTCATATCCTATAACTGAAAAGACAGGAGAGCCTTCATTTACACAAAACTGGCTACATAATTCTAAATACGAAATATCACAATTAATAGTACAGGCTAGAGAAATTAATAAATTTCACAATACATTTCTTGCAAGTATATTAAAATATGAAAACAAAGGTAGAGTTCATGCAGAGATAAATCAATTAAGATCTGATAATGGTGGCACAGTATCTGGTCGTCTGTCTATGTCTAACCCTAACTTACAACAACTTCCGGCCCGTAATAAAGAATTTGGCCCTAAGATAAGAAGTTTATTTTTACCGGAAGAAAATCATAAATGGGGCTCATTTGATTATTCACAACAAGAACCAAGAATGGTTGTTCATTATGCTGCATCTATTGGCGAGGGTTATGAGGGTTCTCAAGAACTTGTTAGAGCATATGAAAATGCATCGGCAGACTTTCACCAAACAGTTGCTGAACTAGTTGGTATAGAGAGATCACAAGCAAAAACTATTGGACTTGGTTTAATGTATGGTATGGGTAAAAACAAATTAGCTCTTTCTCTTGGATTATCAAAAGAAGAAGCAGAAATATTAATATCTAAATACAATCGTAAAGTTCCTTTTGTAAAACTTTTATCAGATAGATGTATGAAAAAAGCAAACGAGGAGGGAATAATTAGAACCAAAAAAGGTAGAAAATGTAGATTTGATTTATGGGAGACAAGAGACTTTGGTTTACATAGCGCTGAAACATTTGAGAATGCTGTTGCAAAATACGGCAAAGACGGCATTAAACGTGCTTTTACCTATAAAGCTTTAAATAGATTAATTCAAGGGTCTGCAGCAGATCAAACTAAACAAGCTATTGTTAGTTGTTATCAAGAGGGTTATTTACCAATATTACAAATTCATGATGAGTTATGTTTTAATGTAAAAGAAGGGGATGATATTAAAATCAAACATATTATGGAAAACTGTATGGAGTTTAAAGTGCCTAGCGTTGTTGATATAAGTATTGGAGATGACTTTGGACAAGCTTCTTAAAACAAGAGATCAATCATTAAGAAC